AGCAGATAAAGCTTGCAACATAAGTTTTTGTTCATCATGTGCATTCTTAGATTTAATAGCCATTAATTTAGCAAGAAATCCTAAAGCTATTGGTATTAAGTGTGTAAATAAACTAGTCATTATTTTCTCCTTTTTCTTTATTTATATCATTTTTTACTTTAACCATTATAATACCTATAGCAGTTATAACAGAATTTTTAAGACCTGTTTTTGGATCATTCATAAATTTTGTAAATTCTTCTAATGTCATATCTTTAGCTGTTCCTTTTTTAAGTCCTACAGCTTGCTCATATTTTGGACCTAAAGTTCCTTGTTTTATAGAGTCTTTAAAAGTTTTAAAATCAATTTGCATAGGACCTGTAATACTTGGATTCTTTGGATTATTTTTCTTTATACCAAAAGAAGATTCTGCTCCTAATATATTAGGTATAGCCAATATAAGTTGGGAAAGATTATAACCATTTTTTTCAAGAGTGTTTAATTCTACATCAAAAGGAGTACCTTTTATCTTTCCACTACCTTTAGAATCTCTCCTACCAAGTATTCCCCTAGCTATTCGATCAGCTTCTAATATATTTTGTTTTTGTATATCAGATATAGGCATTAATTCTCTAAAATTTTCTCTCCAAATTGCTTTTTCAGAAAGACCATACCTTTCATCAGATATATCTTTATAAATTTTATCAGAAGCATTATATATGTCTGCTAAAAATCCTACACCAAACCCCCTTTTGTGGTCATCAGAATATTTATACGTATTTAAAACTTCCAATGAAGTACCAAGTTTATCTTTGTAGTACTCTTTATGCTTACCAGTTACAAAATCCCTAAGATCTCTTCTTGCCTCATTATCTGCTCCTAAATAATTAGAAGAATCCATGGTTCCTTTTTTTATAAGACGATCTCTTTCACCTTGAGGATCTATAGTTGTCATATCATTTCCTCTAGAAAAAGGAACTATCAATCTTCTTTGTGTTGCAGACAGATTCATTCTATCTGCTGCTTCTCTTGCTGATGCTTCTAGATCTACATTAGAACGTTTTAAGCGAAGAAAACCTTCTGGAGTATCCATAAAAGTTAATTTTTCTTCAGGAGTCATTTCTGCCCAGTCAATAAAATGTTGTACTTCATGAAGAAGAGTATTTTTAAGACTATCACCATCATCACCTTTATGGTGTTTCATATTTATTACTAATCTATTCTGATTTAGATCAGCAATTCCCATAGAACCATCCATATTTAAAGCCTCTTTATTTAATTCTCCAACAACATTAGAATCAGTATTAGTAAGTTCAATTACTAGATTTTTAAGGTGAGGATAAGCTTCAAATAATTTATCATGTTTTAAAATTTCTCCTAATGTTGATATAGCATTCCTTTGTGTTCTTTTTCCTGTTTTTGGATCTTCTTTAAAGCTTCCTATCACATAATCATCTTTTGTAGGATAATTTTTTCCAATTTTTCCAAAATCAATTTGGTATTTTTCATCATAATCATCATCCATATACCATACAGCATTTGGATTAAATGTAGATACAGAATCATCTATTTCAAACAGTAAACGATTATATCTTGAATCCTTAGGATTAGCTAATAACTGCTTCTCTTGCGTTAATTGTTCATCGGCATAAGTAAGAACTCCTGTTTCCTTAAAGGCATCGGTATTACTCATACCTTTGTCTCTTAATCTGTTATATTCATCAACATCTTTTGTTGGAAAAGTTACAGCCGTTTGTCCTCCAAATGTAGCTACATCTCTTTTATCACCAGTAAAAGTCTTTACGTTCTTATCATATGCTAATTCATTAGGTAATTGTGATGATTCATTAGAATCAGAACTCCAAAAAGTATCTAAATTTTTTTGGATTTCATCACTTGAAATAAGATTACTTAGACTCAATTGGCATTCCTAATAGTTGTATTAATTCTAAAGCATCTTCTTTTGTAGGAGCTTTATTTGTATTATCTTTATCAAATTTAACAGTTAAAGATAATAATATATTTAATTTTTTAGCTATTTGTTTTCCTGATTGAGAAGTAGTAGAATAAAATGTACCATCATCTGTAAGTTCTAAATCTTCAGAAGTAAGATTATTTGTTTGAAATTCATTCTTAATAGCACTGCTATAAAAGTTTAATTCATTTATTCCATCTTGTAAAAATGTTTCAGAAGTGTCTAACATATGCTTAAAAACTTTTTCGTCCATATTAGTTATAGCAGGTAAAAAATTAGAATCATATTCATATCTATCATCAGAATTATCTTTATGATGTAAACTAGTAGTAAATAAATTATTAAAGTAACCAAACATTTCATCACTTACTATATTTCCTTCTATCATTTTAAGAAATATAGGTTCTAATTCTTTTATACCTGAAGTAATCATTTTACCATTTTTAGTATAATGTCTAAATGCTGGATTATCCATAGAAAATCTTTTACCTGCAATTACAGCTAAATTTATAATAGACTGCTGTCGTTTTTGTTTTTCACCAGGACCAAAACTTAAACCAGCTGTGTTGTTAATAAAATCAAATATTTTAATTTCATCTAAAGCTGCTGCTGTACTTGCTGGATCTTTACCTATTAGTAGTTGGCTAAATTCTCGTTGAGCTTTAATTTGATCGTTTTCATTCTTAATAAATGCAGTCATATCAGCACCAGTTAATTTGGCTTTTGAAGCTTGTTCTAAATTAGTTATAAATTTATCCATTTGAGCATAAGCTAATTTATTTTCATCAGTCTGAGGCAATGCAGCTATTGCTGATAAATATTTTCTAGCATCTATCATTTCATGTTGAATTAATTGTTGAGCTCTATTAAAATCTATTGCATTAGATTCTAAATCATTTTGAATATTAGTAAATTTAGTTAAAATATTTGTATTTTCAGATGCAATTACGTTTTGAATTCCTCCATTAGCATTAATAAAGTCTTGAAAATCTTGTGAAGCTTGTTTACTGAATAAAGTACCATCATCTACTCTATCTTTAATTACTCTTCTAGTTTTATCTTTTAGTTTGTGTTGTTGGTATAATATAAGTACTTCATCACTACTCATACCTAAAATCATCTCATCTTTTAATCTAAGATAATCCGTGATAACTTTCCATTCAGCTTCTTTAGCTTTTATTTGTCTATCATAAAGTAAAGCATCATGCTTCATTAAATTATCAATGCCTCTATTAGTAAGAGTTTTATTTACTTGTTTAGTAATTTCATCAGCATAAGCTGGATTAGCAGCTATTAAATCTTGTGTTTTTGATAAAACTCTTCTTTCATATTCATAAGTAGACATACCTTGAGACTTAGCATTACCTAAAGATGTAGTAATATCATTTAATTCTTTTATAACTTCATTATCATCAGGATTAGCATTTGCTAAATCAGTTAATCTAGCTTGTTCACTTTCAAGCATACTTATATTTGTAGGACTTATTGTTTCATATTCATCACTTAATTCTTGACCTAATTCTTTTGCTTCATTCATTGTTTGATTTTTATCAAAAACTACAGCTGCTTTTATAGTTGGATCTATAATATTAATAAGACTATTTAATTTACTAGATTTTGCAGGCATAGCCTTTGGTGATGCAAAGGTTAATCCAGGTGCATTAGGGTTTATTTTTGTTGTATTAAAATCTGCCATTATTTATTTTCCTTTTTATATTGATCATTAGCATCAAGCATCCAAGCTTCCATTTTGTCTAATTCGTCTATTGAATCTGGATATCTACGTGATAAAGTAGATTTAAGATTTCTAATTGTTTCTATATCACTTTCACTATAATAGGGAGCACTATCGTTAAAAGACTTTTTGAGTTCAGTATAAAATTTATCAGCAAAAGTGTTATCTTGTTGAACAACAATACGTAAAGCTTCATCCATAAAATACATATGTTCCCTAGTATTTGCAATCATAGTTTCACTTTCTAATTTAAGTTTCCATAAATATAAAAAGTCTTTTATTTCGTCTAATTCTATAGGTTTTTTATTTATTGCATCTCTATATATTGTAACAACACGTCTTGCTTCTGCTCTTAACCATTTCTTTTTATCACTAGCTTTATTTGCTTGATCCCACATTAATTGTGTTCTATCAGCAGGTGCTCCAATAACTGCACCAAATACTTGTTCATAAGGAGTAGTTTCTAATCCAGTATTATGTCCTGTTTTTGTTTCATCAGCTAACCATTGATCTTCTAATATAGCAAAAGTCATTTTATCTAACATACTCATAAATGGTATTATTTTTGTAATAGTTGATTTTAATACATTTAATTTCATTCCTGGTTGTTGTTCTAAAGCTTCGCTATTACCATAAAGATCCCATATTAATCTTACTGCACCATTATCCCCAAGAATTTTTTTATAAAAAGCAGCTGCAGCTCCAGCATCTTTAGTACTCATTGTATCACCAGTTGCACTAGCCCATAATCTATAAATATTAGTTAGAGGACCAAGAGGAGCATTACCATGAACACTTAAAACTTCTCCAGGAATTACACCACTTTCTTCAAATCCTAAATAATTTCCAAACATATTCGCTAGTTGATATGTTAAATTAAGACGATTAAAATATTCTCCCCAAGTTCTTAAATCAGGATCTTCAGCTTCCATTAACCAATTTCGTGCAAATTTATCTATATTATATAAACTAGAACCATATATTAAAAAGTCTGTTGCAAGTAATGCTGCACGTTGTTTTCCAGTAAATGGTGTAGCATTAGCATTCCAAGTTCTTTCTGACATTTTCATAGAGAACGATGTAAATAAACCTAAGTAACGTAATGGTAAGTTACCTTGCCACTTAAATGCCATAGTCTTATTCATACCACCTGCCATTCTATTAGCATCTAACATTATTTGTGACATTGCTGCATCTTGTTTCCAATCTATTTTTGGATTTTGTTTTTTAAATTGTTCTATAGCTACTAAAGTAAAAAGATCTCTGTTAATACTTTCACCTAATTCAAAGCCCCATTCACTAAATTTTTGAGATGTTTTTTCTAAATACATAAATGGATTTAAATAAGATGCAGTATTCCAACCTCGTAATTTATGTATTGGAGTTCCTGAAGTATTTAATTTAGATAAATTAGGTAGAGTATTAACACCTATACCTTGATTATATACATGATCTCTTGTGTTAGATGTACCTGATCTTCGTTCCCATAAATCTATAAATTCTAATTCTTTAACTTCAAGTTTCTTAAATTTGCTTGTATTTGATTTTATATCTGAACCTAAGTCTTTATAAAGTCCTTGAGACATATCCCAAAACATGTCAATTTGTTTATCTAAATCCGATGGTCTACCTTTTTTCATATTTCTTTGGTTTTTAATTCTAGTCATTGATAAACGAACTGCATTAGAATAAATTCTTGCTATTTGCACAGGGTTATAATTAGATACTACTGCTATAGGTCCAGCAGATGCCATAGATTGTAGAATAAACTGTTTAACAGGTCTCATCATAATCCATAAAGATGTAATAGGTTTTAATGGTGATCCCGCAGCGGCTTGAGGATTACGTTGTATCCAACGACCTCCTTTAACAAAAGTTTTACCTATTGCACTTCCTCCACCTACAAAATCACTTCCTTCTGCCATCCATTCTCCAAGTTTAGCTACAGCATTAGATATATCACCTCTAGCTTGACCCATTTCATATATATAAATTTCATCCCAAAGTTTTAAGAAATGTTTATGTACATTTTCATGTCCTGCTACTTCTAGTATTTGATCTCTACTAGGAAATCTATCTTCTAATCGACCTATTCCTTTTTCTGGTATTTTACTACCATCTTCTTTTCTCCAATTCACATTTATATAAGGATTGTTTTCAATAGCTCTAACAAACTCTATTTTTAATTGTCCAAGACCTACTATATCAAGAACATTAGCACCAGTAATTTGTGCAGTTTGTATTAATGAAGAATAAGGATCATCCATTAATTCATATTCAATACCTGTACGTTGTTTATTAGTTTGTAAATTATGTCTTCTTATTTGTTCATCACTAAACATTTTACCTTTAGATTTTAATTCAGCTACTGTATCTACAGTATATGCATAATTCTCTCCATTAACCTGTTCTTGTCTTGCTTTATATGCATTAGCATCTTTTCTACTAACAAATAATCTTATTGACTCACTATAAGATTCTAAATCTGCTATAGCTTGGTCTTTTCGATTTCTATAATTTTGTTGTTTACCATTAACTTTAAAAAATAAAGGATATCTTTTTACTATAATAGCTTCTAAATGTATTTTAGGTATATATCCTGGAATTCTAGGACTAAGCTCTCTAGGTAAAATACCAGGTTTTACAGTACCAAAGGTAGCAAAATTATAGAAATTTCCATCAGGAGCTTTAAATCTATTAGCTAATTGATATATTTGCTGTGTTGGAGTTCCATCTTCTAGTCTTAAAAAATGTGTCCCTGGTTTTCCTTGATTTTGAGGTTTATGTAAAATAGGTTTATTAGTTGTCATATCCCATATTTCATAACTATATACTTGAACTGGATCTTCTGGACGAACTATATTTACAAAATCTTGTTGTGGATTAAACTGAAAATCTTCTTTAACTGCTATAGGTTCTCTTAATTTAGTATTAGGATCTATATAATAAAAACTTCTAGTATATCCTTTATCATGTAGTTCTCTACGAGCAATTATTTGTCTCATTCCATGTAATTCATTAGTAATTACTCTATATGAATTTAAAGCAGTTTGAAATTTTTGAACTTGCATTGCAGTAAGTGTACCATTACCTATAATATGATTAATTTCACCACCGGTTACTCTATCTTTATAATTCAATTCTGCCCATCTTAAAAGTGTTGAAAACTGTCTTTGTTCAGTAGTATTCATTTCTTTTTTATAAAGATGCTGTAATCTATCAAAAGATAATTTAAAGAAAGCTTCCTTTGCTAAATCTTGAGAAAAGTAAGCATCTTCAACTATTTTATCAAATTTACCATAGCGTGTTGCCCAATCAGATTTACTACCAAAACCCATTGAACTACCTAAATTATATAATCCTCTTAATATAAATCCAGATATTCCTGGAAATCTATCACTAGGAGTAGATTTTACTTCTCCAAAAAATCCATCATATAAAGATTTAGGTCTTGTCCAATGTATTCTAAATATACCTTGTTTAATAGTAGGTTCATTTTTAAGAATACTATTTATATTTTTTTCAGTAATAGTTCTAATTTCATTACCTAATTTATCATATTCAATAATAGATAATTCTTTTGTAATTTGTTTAATATCTAAACCTAAAGTATCTCTTAAACTTCTTTTAAGTTCAGAATAAGAATCAAAAGCTTCAAAAATAGTTCCATAATCTTCTTGAGAACTTCTTCTAAATACAAGATTTGTATCAAAACCTTCTGGTATTGGATCAAATTTAGAAAAAGATTTACTTGGAATCATTCTTATAGCTGGATCTATATCATTTAAAGCACTTACAATATTATCTAATTCTAGTCTTCGAGCTTTAATATCACGAGCACCCACAGGAGTAACTCGTTGTAATGCATTATATTCACTCATAAGTTGTAGTTCTCTCAATACACTAGAATCAGTTATCCAACCAAAATTATTAGTTTTAAACATACTACTGTTACCATCCATTAAATGCATAACTATAGTTCTAGGAGTCCATTGAACTTTTGACTTTTTAGTATTATTAAATATAACATCTCCAACTTCCATAGTACCATCTTGTAAGGTAACTTCCATCATCTTACCTGCTTTTTTAGGATTTGTTTTTAATGTAATTGCTATAGGAGAATTAGGATTTATACTTACATCTTTAGAACCTTGTAGTTCAATTCCTGTTTCACCAACTGCTATAGGTTTTCTTTCAAGATTTATTTTTTCAATATTACTTATTAATTTAGCTCCAGGTCTTCCTACTAAAGCCATATTTTTTGCATACTTAGCTCCTTTATAAGTATATTTTACTCCTTTAGGACCAACTAAACCTATTAGTAATTCTAGTGGAAGTCTTACTAGCATTGGATCTTCAGGATTAAGTTTATTTGACACAGCAGTTAAACCTTTATCTAAACTAACCATTAAATCAGCAGCAAGAGTTTTATTCATTTCTTCATCACTAAAGCCATAGGAGTTTAAAAATTCTCTAACAAATTCTGCCCACTTAACAGAAAGTCCTTTATCTTTAGAATCATATACTGCTCTATTTCGTTTAGATGTATAATCAAATATTTTAGTTAAGTTACTAAGAGCGTGTCCATATTGATTTTCTTCTTTATCTAAAATTTGTTGTGCTTTTTTAACTTTTTTAGGATCTAATGAAGCTGTACCTTCTTTCAAATAATCTAATAATAGACTAAAAGCTTTTGTCGTAGGAAGTTGTATGTTATTATTAGTTTTAAGATTATTTTTGTAATACTTATCAAAAGATTCATAGATATCTGTAACCCAAGAAAAACCTTCACCAAGAATCATATTTCCAATAAATGCTAAATTATCTAATGGAGAAATATCTATAGTTTCTGTATCAGGAACTTTACTTTTAGAATCATTTAAGTTTTCTACTTTGTTATCAAATGTACTAGTAGTAGGATTAATTTTATTTTCTACAGCCTTATCATATATATCTTGCCAGACTGCTTGCATATCTGCATCTTCTTCTAAAATCATTTGTTCTTCTATAGCTTCATCAGATTGATCTAAACTATTTTCAATAATATTTTCATTACTTACTTTTTCAATATATTTTTTTTGTAAATTAATAGGAACTTTATTTCTATATAAATAAGATTCTAGTGCTTCTCTTTTTTCTTGTCTAGATAAGTCTGGATCAACTATTAAATTTTCTAATTGAAATTGAGTTTCTGCATCTTGTTCTTTTTCAAATTGATACTTTAAAGCTTTTATAAAAGAAGATTCACCTTCTTTCATAGATTCTATTATAATACTTTCATAAGTTCCTATAGGATCTTCTGATCCAGATAAATCTGTAGCATAGAAAGCTTCATTACTATCAGTAGGTTCCTTTTCAGGAGGGGAAGTATAAGGAGCTCCGTTACTTAAATTAACTTCATATGGTTTCAGTTCTATCATTTATTTAATCTTTACCAAATATATTAGCAATGTTATCACCACTCTCTAAAAATGTTCCACCAAGAGTACCTATATTAGTCCACATATTACTTCTAGTTGCCATGGTATTAGCTTGAGAACCATAATTAGCAGCTGCTACATTATAACCAGTTATTTGATTACCTACATCTTGAGCTACATTAATATTACCTAGATTAGCAGAAGCTTGTGTACCTGTTGCACCTACTGCACCTATTGCAGAAGATGTTCCTTGTATTCCTAAACCTGAACCACCAGTAGCTGCTTCAACTTCACCTTGTCTTATACGAGCTTGTCTTATTTGAGTTAATCTACTTCGTTTCTGAAGTAATTGATTATATCTATTTCTAGCTTGATCTGCTTTATTTTGCATCTCTGTTTGTTGTCTTTGATAAGCATTTTGTTTAGATTGATACTTACTAGATTGAATACTACCAGCTACACTTGAAAGTAATCCACCAGCTTGAAGAGCAGTTCCTAATGACATTCCACCTCCAGTAACAATACCTGCTGGAGCTGTAAGTATATTAGCTCCACCTGCTGCTGCATTCATACTAGCCATATGATATCCTCCATAGGCTGCTAAAGCTATTGGTGCTACTTTTTTTACTGTACTTCCCATTTTAAATCTCCAATACTGTTAAATAATTTAATGAACCATCTTCGGTTAATATAACTCCATTTGGTACTGCTTTTGCTCCAAAGACTATATTAAACTTTCTTTCTTTTTTTGTTTCACATAGTCCAAAAACTCTTTTAATGCCTTTATCTCTTAACTTTTGCTTAGCTACTTCTAAACCTTTTAAATATCTTTTAAACTTATTATGACTCCATGAATGACATTCTATATGCATTGTCCATTCATTCATCTCTTTATTAAAATCTATACCTATAAAACCGTTATCACCTTCTTCGTACAATATTTCCATATTATTGTGTTGATTGCATAGTAACTGGGTATCCCCAACCTAGTAACCTCATATCTTTTTTAGTTTCTGAATATATTTTTAAACTTAAAGTTTTACCAGAACCTCTAAGTTTATTCTTAGTTACTACCATAGAATCACCACTATCCCATGCTCCTGCACCTGATGGTGTAGGTAATCTTAATATTCTATAAGCTTGAAAAGCTGTTCCCCAATTACCTCCAGCAGCTGAATCAGCCCATTCCCATTGTGCTTGTACCATACAAGAGGATTGATTATCTAATATAAAATCTGATCCACTAGCACTAAAACTTTTTTCCGTTTGTTGTAAATACATAAAGAGATAAGGGATTTGTTTCTGTCTCATTATATCTCCAAATAATTCATATCCGGTAACTAAATAACTAGAGAATGTTACACCAGTACCATCTGCAGTCTTCCAATCCATAAATGTATTATCACTATATTTAGATAATGTAAATGAAGTAGCTCTTATAGTTAAAAAACTAAATTGAGAACTTCTACTTACTGGTACAGTAGATGTAACAATAACACCTCCAGATGAAGAATGTTCTACTGGAGTAGCTCCAGCTAAAACAGTTTCTGTAACTGTTGTAACAGAATATCCTGGTATTGGTACATAATCAGCTATATAAGGTGAGTTACTAGATAAGTCTGATAATTCATTTTTATACCAAGCTTCTAATGTTAAATCATAAACTAATTCTTTAGTATATTTATTAATATAATTTGTTTCAGTATAACTATCAGAATCATTATATAAAAATCTTACTCTATTCTCTTTTTCATCATAAAAACCTTTAGCATTATTCTTACCTAATTCAGGTATATCTAAGTATAAAGTTTGTATTGATGTTAATGAAATAGATGAAGATGAGAATCTACCACTAGCTGCATCAGGTTTAAGTGTATAGATACCTGCTTTAGACCAGTATATAAAGTTACCATTTACATTAACTACAGCATTACCATTTGAGATACCATTCGTAGATATTTTACTTGCTTGGAAAGAGGTTGCTATAAACCCTCCAGTATCTCCATAAACTTCCCATACACCATTTTCTGCAAAAACTAATACTGAAGCTTGTGAAGCTACAATTTTAACTATACGAGTTATTTCAGGTATCTGTATAGAACCACCATCAGTATCTACTAAATCATTAATACCTGGATCAGTTGGATCAGCTTCTTGATAACATCTTCCAAAATCATCATCACTTCTAATAACTTTTGAAAAGAAAATATATCCTGAATAATTAGGACTTCTATCATCTGGACCACTTACATATGATTCAACACCAGAATAAAATAACCTTTGAGCATATGATGTTATTGTTGATATATTACCTTGTTCTTTATCTGAAGGTAAACTACTAATACCAGATTTACTCATTCTAGTATTTCCTCTATTAAAAGCTTCTATAATAAAGGAACCTTTAGCTATTTGATAATTAGATTGAGAATTTTTAACTAATGTATCTGGATCATATTTTTCATAATCAGAAGATGAAGCATTAGAAATTTTACCTAATGTCCAGTTATCAGAATTACTTGGATAAGACCCTATTTCAGTATGTGTATAATCTAAAGCATCTGCACCAGTAGCAGTTTGAATATTTGTATTCCAACCTTGATTACGTAAATTATATTCATGAGCTTCAGTTAATGTAGTAGGTCTTTCATCAATAGCTAAACCATCATGTACACCATAAATATCTCTAATCTCTAAAGTTATAGTTGATTGAGTAACAGCTCCTGTACCTGTATTATAAGTTAGTAATACTGGACTACTTAAATCTTTTGAAACAATTACACATTTATTATTAACAACAGAAACTTCTATATCACTATTACCTAAACCTGCTATTGTTAATGCTGCACCACTATTTTTTAAATTAGCAGAAGGAGCAGTTGTTAGCATATCCATAAACCAAAGTTTATTTACAATTCTAACTATTCCTAATGATACATTTGTATCTCCTGCTGGTGATTCCCAAACATGAAAAGATTGTTTACCTTCTTGTAACTGAGTTGCAGTTAATCCTGTAGCTGTATGAGCAGCTCCTGCTTCATAATCAACACCTAAACGTCTATATCGTGAACCATCACGATTAAGTACAAAGTTAGCTTCATCTACAGAAGCGTTCTCTGGAAACGTTAATTGATTAGCTTCAGTTATTAAACCCTTAATAAAAGATCTAAAAGCCTTTTCACCTTTTTGAGCCATTAAATCTCCTCAGATTTTTTAGCTTGTTTAGCGTAATATTTTTCTTTGGCAGTTAATTCTTTCTTTTCTTCTTTCTGTTTATTAATATAAGTTAATATAGCAGTGTCTACTACATTTATAGATGTATACATACCAGATAATTCATCAGGTAATTGTCCACCATCACTCCATTGTATTTTATAGTGAGATGTACCTGGTTGAATATAAGTTTGTAATTCTTTTACACCTTTTGTTTTATAGCTTCTAATTATTTCTTGTGTCATTTTAATATCCTTGTTTTTTAGGCTTACCTAATTTTTTACCCATTTTAGTAGGCTTTTTAACATATTTTTTTATAGTACTATTAATTTTTTTTGAACCATACTTTAATGTACTTATTGGTTTATGTAGAAATGTCATAGTTAATATCCTTAATTATTATTCAGTTATTACCAATTATATTTACCTAACCCCATAGATCTTCTAGCTGCCCTCATTTGAGTTTGACTTGCATGTTTTTTTGGAGTTTTACTAGAACTTTTCTTTTTATCCATTCTATTAACACCAGAAGGAGTATTTTTACTTGTTAAATGAGAAGGTCCTACTGCTGGACCATGTGTAACACCTTTTTTTCCTGGAACTTTATTACCTTTAGGTTTTGCTGTATGTCCAAATTTACCTCCATTTATATCATGCATAGAAGTTTTACCTTTATAAGCGGTATTTAGATTTGCTTTAGTTTTATTATATATACTAGAACCTGTAGATAAGTTAGCTGCTTTTTTAGATTTAATAGTATTATCTATAGCTTTTTCTATAGGTTGCATACCACCTTTCTTTCCATAATCTGTACCAGGAGAACCTTCTCCAAATCTAGGAGCAGGCTTATAGGTCATTTGTGATCTATCATTTGTAAATTTATTAGGTTTTCTTTTTCTTATTTTTTCTGCTTTTATTCCTGCTTGTATTCCTTTTTGAGTTGCTCTTCTTGATTTATAATCTGCCACTACGTTCTCCTTTTTTTAGATGTTTTTAAAGTTTGACTAAAACTACCTGGAACTCTTTCCCAAACAATTCCTTTTACAGCCTTTCTTTGATATTCCTTGCTTTGATTTCTTTTAATTCTTTTAGTTCCATATTTATTTGTTTCAATAAAAGCTGGGGTATTTGATTTTAATTGTGACATTAGTAGTTAGGTGTCCTTTTGTTAGCTACATTCCTACCATAGTTAGGATATGTAATTCCATTCTTAATTCTAAAAGCTTCTTCAGACATAATACGTCTTTGTCTAACAGATATTTGTTCAGCTTTTTGATTTGCCATTTGTTTTAAAGTTAAAAAACAAGCTGACTTAGCTTCATTAAGAAGGTATGTAAACATTTGCACTGGTAAATCTGGTGTAAATGTATCTGAAATAGTAAATGCTACAGAGCGTTTACCATGACACTGTGTTTTACTCTGTTGTAGAGTACTATCTAGTGTTGCTAGATAGGAATCAAAAACAATTGTTTCATCATCAAAAGAAGTAAAGTACTGAGGAACTTTATTATTTAATATATTAATATATATATTAGTTGGATCAGTTACTTTTTTAACTGTTGTAGCAGTGCTATCTCTAACATCACATATTTTCATAAAATCTTCTGGAGCTTTATATTCAATTATTTGATATAAATCTTTATCAGTAGCAGCTGTTTTATTATTATATTTAATCCATTTTAAATCTATAATATCTTCAGGTAGACTCATATGTGTAGGTCTATCTGTAGTTCCACTAGCTGTTAATCTAAAGAACTCATATAAGAAATCATAATCTTTACCATCAATAATATTATAATAAGTTGTCTTAATTATTTGAGCAACTTGGATAGCTTCGACACTATCATTAATAGCATTAATATTATCAGAATCCATATCTGATAAAATATCTTGTGTCATTTCAAGTAAAGTCATTTTAGCCATAATTTATCCTATGTAGCTGTTAAAGTTAATGCTACTTTTTGAAACACCATATCACCGGATGCTCCTGTATTTTGTGCATAGATTTCAAAGTAATCATTTTGAGCAGCATTATAAAAACATGAACCTGCCATTTGAACTAAATCACCTGTAACAGAAGTTACAACTGATTGAGAACCAGCAATAACAGCACCATTCCTATGAACTGATACCATTATATCTTTATCTGCTCCTGATGCTTGACTTACACTTACGTCAAAATCAAGTTTTAATACCGTTGTTGCTGTTCCAGTATATGTTAGTCTTGCTGTAGTTGCTTCAGTTACTAAACTACCTAGTCCAGAAGCTACTGTAGTTGGAGCTACTTTTGCAGTAGAACCACTATGAGCTAAAGTATACGGAGAACCTGTATTATAAAAATAAACTTTTCCTTTAGGCAATGCTAAAGAAGATACTGAAATGGTTGACCAGGCTCCTGAATTAGAACCATTAGAAACATAAACTTTATTGGCAGCTTCTCCTGCTATACCTTTAGGCTCATGTAGGTCGCTCCCAGTAATTGCGTTATGTTGAATTGTCATTTTATTTCCTGTATTAAATTAGGGGTAAGCCCCGAAGGGCTCACCAAGGTATTACTTAATTGTACTGATATTGTACAATTACTTCAGCTTTACCAGCAGTTACAGCATGTGATGCAGTAACAGTTAGTTCAACTGCTTTAGTTCCTACTGTTTTACCTATTAAAGCACCAGTACCTGCTGCACGATCACCTTTTACAGTGATTACAGCATTAGATGCATTTGAAGTAGTAAGTAAGGAATTAGGATCAGCACCAGTTCCGTCAGTAGCAGTAGTACCTACTTCTAACTGTCCTGATGATGCAATTGTCCATGCTTCTAAAATTCTAATATGTGCATGTAAAATTGTAGCATTTGCAGGAATTACCATTTCTAAATTACTTGCAGAGTATGCAGGTAACTTATCCCAGTCAAATGTCCAACTTGCTTCTTTGATTTTGCCAACACTGTTGTCCTGACCACCATATTGGTTATCAGTACCACGAGGTCCATAATGGTTGGCTACGCCTCTTTTACTGCCTATTTCATATCCCATTATTATCTCCTAGTAGTTAGTTGGATGAGTTAAAAGCACACCCAAAGAATCAAGACGTTGAACGCCAAATCCGAATCTTGAAGTAACTTGATACTTGTCACCTCTTTCTTCTTCAGCTCTCCAACCTTCAGTCATTGGTGCACGTCTCCATGCATGCATAACTGGTTTACATGAATCATCTGCTACGCACATGAATACATTAGCTTTATCACCAACAGCAGCTGTTTCAGATGTAAGTCCGTAAGTAGAAGCATTAATTGCTTCTGTTGCTGTAATTGTTGGTAAAAAGTTAGATGTATACACATCAAAGCCCATGATATTTCTAACAAATGTATGGTCTCTTGCAAAACCTTCATTAAGAATACCTTGGAATTGCGGAGTATTATTAACTACAGTTGTTGCAGAAATTAATTTGTTAAGTGATGCTTCTACGATAGGATCTACGATTGCAATTCTACCACCTGCTGGTACATTTGCTTTATCAAAAGATAATTTCATAGCAACAAAGTCATTTAGTGTAACTGTACGTGCATTACTATCTGCAGATCCAACCCAACGGTGAGGTCTATCATTCACCAAGTTAAGTCCTGCTGTACCACCTGCTTTACTTTGTCCATCGTTTGCTGTAGCTAAGAATTTAGTCTCATGGTTTTCACCAAGAGCACGTGTAGATGCCATAAGTGTGTCAACCTGTGAACCATCTTCACGTAGATCATCAGATACTTTCCAAGCATCACCGATATAATCAGTAATAGCTAAAGTAATAGTACCTGTATCTATGTTAGTAAAGTTCAAAGGCACATCCTCTGCTGCATCTTGAAGTGTTACAGTACCAACTGTTTTAATGTTTAGTGTTGTACCTGAACCGAAGTCTGTTACATCACGCCACATTCCTTCTGGAAGAAGGTAGTCGTGTAAGTTATCAAGAATAAACTGAGAATATTGCTGCGCTTCAATGAAGGCAGTTGTATTACTAGTCAGTTGTGCCATTTAAAGTCTCCTAAGACTGTTGTTTAACTTTCTCGCCTGCTTTACCCCATGCTTTTAATAAGTCCTTAGTTGATCCACCTTCAACTCTCGCTGAAGTTACATCAGTTTTTGGTGTATTATTAAGAGCTTCTGTATTAACATCACTAGTAGGATTACCTACCGGTGCTGTAGTAGCAGTTAAACCTGCTGCTTTTAATACAATAGTTGGTGTATTTGCTGCAAGCTCATTTAATTGTGCAATGGTAACATTTAGTTCTTTAGCTATAGAGTTATAAGTAGTCTCAGCTTTATCTCCATACTGTTCAGTAAACCTTGCAGCTACTGATTTAGCATTTGTTTCAGCTTGAGCTTTCTTTTCTCTAATAGATAAAGTTTGGTTAACTAAATCCATCACGTTATCTTGATTAAGTTCTGCTGTTTGTGTGGTCTTCACTTCAGTTTGAACTCCAGACTTAATTTCATCAATAAGTTCCTGAGTAGTTTTTCTCTTAGTCAGTTCATCTTTTACTTCAGCAAGTTCAGACTCAAGAGTCTCAATATGCTTCTGTGCATGAGGTACTGATCTTAGAGCGTCTTCTGGGCTCTGGTACTTTTTGCCTTCACCAACTAGTTCTTGAGCTTCGGTCGGAATCTCAAACGCTTTTGGTGGAGTATCTGTTTGTACAGTCTCCTTGGTAGGTTCTTGTACAGGTGTTTCAGTTGTTTCTGTTTTTACTTCATCATTCATCTTACTTATCTCCTTGGTCAGGTATTACATTGTTTAACTTTGTATATGCTTTTTGTATGCCTCTTTGAAATGCTTGAAACTCACTCCAAGAAGGCTTATTAAAATTTTCTTCATCCATACACTTTCGTTGTGAAAGATCTATTTGATCTTCTAGAAAAGCTTTTATTTCTCTAAAAGCTTCAATTTTTGTTAAGGCTTTGCCTTTATCTGATTTTAAATCCATATTAATATTATATCACATATAACCTGAAAAGTCAAGCTTATTCAGGCATTGGTTCTTCTGGAAGTTCTTCCATTGCTGGATCTTGTTCTGGTACTGCTCCTTGTTCCATTTGTTGTATTTGTTGTTCTGTTATTTGTTCTTCCATATTTGGAGCTTGTTGTTGAGATTGTAAATCTTGTTGAATCTGCATTTTAAGTTTTTCTTGTTCAGCAGCTTCAAAT